GATTCTACATGTACTTTATTAAATAATGCGGCAGATACATCAGAATGCGGATCTAAAACTTCTACTTTTCCAAAATGTAATGAATTAATAGTCTGAGCAAAATATTTTAAAGTAAATAATTCGTTCTCATGCTTGACTCGATCCATACGTGCATCTGGGATATAAGGCATATATAAATTAGGCACTACTCTATGATCCCAACAATATCTAGTAATATATTCAACTGCTGTTAATTCTTCCATTGATTCAAAGAACCATTCAATATTATCTCTACACCATCCTCCGATGGGTGGGATATTCTTAAATAAGAATGTCCCATCCGGATATTTATCAAGTTTGATTTCTACACCGTTTAATTTAATCATTCCAAATCTCCTTATAATCTATTTCTTACTGTTTAATAATCCTTACTTAACTTTTACTTATGCTCAATATCACAGGTAGTTATTACAGACGGATTATTCAAATGATTGCCATTACAGAAATTATTGATAAAATCCACCTGTCTTTGGAGATAATCAATAGAATCACATAGTGAAACTTTTACATAACTTAATAATTCTGCGACAATTGTACTAATCTTAAACAGTTCATTTTCTTTATCATCGTATTCAACGCCATCTGCATGATTAAACGGTGAGGTTGCGTCAGCTGTTTTTATATAAAAATCATTATCCTCATTTTTATAAATTGAGCACACCCAAATAGTATCGTCATAAAGCCCATCAAACTCAAATACTTGTAAGGTTTCTGTATTGTTTTTTTCAACAAGTTTTGTAGTGATCACTCCATCACAGTCATATTTACGTAAGTAGTTCTGAATATCCTCTAATGTAATTTCTTCTAATTTCTTCATTTCCACAGTATTTTCTCCTACCATCTTATTTCTCTCCTATCACATTAATCTGAGAACTTTTCATCACCTCTAAAGCTGCTTTATGCTTCTCCGGTGTAGTTCCAGCGCAACATGACGCATCTACTGTGATCTCTGCCTCCGGATAATAAGTTTTGATAAGAAGAGCATTTGTGATAACGCAGATGTCTGTACACACACCTATGATTTCAATGTTTAAATTGTCTATATCACTATCTGTCCCAAATATTTCTTCCCAATCCCAGCCTTCATAACCAAAAGTTGACTTTTTACATACCATAAAATTGTTATAATTATTTTTTACAGGATGAATTTCATCTATAACCTCCCACCCTGAAGTTCGATATATACAATGTTCAACAGGAAGTTTTTTACCCTCAGAAGTATTCAAATAATCTGAATTATGTGTATCCATTGTATACACTACATAATCCCCATTATTTTTATGTTCTTCAAACTTTTCTTTAATTTTAGGTACAATAGCTTGAGCTTCCGGTGTACCAAGTGAACCGGTTACAAAATCATTCTGTACATCAACTACAATCAGAACTTTCTTTTTATTTCCCACAAGCATTACCTCCAACAGTCATTCTCCCAAATGGGTACTCAACAATTCCGTAACTACAAAGAATCTCCATTTCTTTAACAACATCTCCTTTACACATCTCTAATAAGACACCAATTTCTTCTACTACTTTTTTAATTTTAGCTTTTTTCTCTTCTGCTGAACTTAAAGTAATAGTTCTCATTCCTCTGGTATAATCAGAAGTCATATCATAAATATTATTTGGTATTTCAACTTTAAACCCGGCATCTTTTAGATCATTCATATGTAAAATTAAATCATGGGTATATTCATCTTCTGCAAGTAATTCCATTAATTTAATTTCAGTTTCCTTATCAATCTTTTCAATACTTCTTTTCTCCCAAAGTTCTATAATTGACATATCATTTTCCTTTCTTGCAAAATTATCTAGCTCATTTTCTTTAAAATAAAAATCTCCTTCTTCTGATTTTTCGTTGTAATAACTAGAGATATGTATTCTTATATTGTTAGAATAAACTGTTTTTACAATACCTGTAGCACCTGTAATATCATATTGTTTATATTTTTTAGGCACTATTATTACTTGTACTATATCTCCTACTTGAAACATTTTTTACTCCTTTCTATTTATTAATCCACCCAGAGAGACTCGAACTCTCACGCTATTAAGCATTAGAACCTAAATCTAACGTGTCTGCCAATTCCACCATGGGTGGGTACAACTGGCAGTTGAACTGCCAATTGTTAATAATGAAAGCGACTATTATATTTACTTATTCACTACTTACCAGCCTTGTACAAACTAAGAGCCAAGTATAATCATGCTCATAAACTTTTACCAAGGATTTGATAAATCTTTATTCTTTATGCTTTATTCTTTAATCTTTAAACTGGGATAAACTTTGAATTTTGAATTTTAAGATTTGAGTTTTGAGCTTTGAACTTTACAGTACTATGGCTATCTGCCTCATCCAATAATATAATATATTAAGCTTACAGGTCCTATACGACCACGTAATCCTAATCCTTTTTGTATTTTATACCATTTACTGTATCAGTAATACTGTGATTTCTTTATTGTTTTATATATGTCTAACCCAGTGAAAAGACATATAGATTATAGTTTAAAGTTTTCGATAAGCAGTGAATATATATTAGTATGTAATTTCGATTTCTGTCAGAGAGTTACTTACTGAAAGTGCTGCATCCACCTCAGCAGTGAACTCTGCAATCTCTGTTTCTAAATCCTCCATTTCTTTAAGAACACCAATTGGATCAACAAGTTCCATTGTCTGAGCTTCTATATAAGCTTCTCTAGTTTTTGTAAACTCTTCAGTAGAGGTTTTACCTTCTTTACTGCCATAGAGCCCTACAACATAATTTTCAGCTTTATCTTCCAATTTACCATTCTCAGTTATGATCTGAGCCATAGCAGCATCATACTGTTTTTTGATTTTCTGTTTTAAAAGTTTCTTGAAGTCCATTCCATGATTTTTCATTTCAATAGCTTCAGCTACTGTATACTCTTTATCAGCAACAGTGACTTTAGTTACTGCATTTGAAAGAACTACAGCTCTTTTAATAGCTTCTCTTCTCTTGATTAAATCAGTTGCTTTATCATAAGAAGATTTCATAACCCCTGTGTAAACTTTGATATCTACACCTTTGACTTTTGTGTTAGAATGCTTATTTGAAATACAAGCTTCTACACTGTTAATTGCTTTTACAATACGATCATCTAAGATCTTCAGTTCCGCTAATGCTTTGTGTACATTCATTTTTTCTGTTGTCATGATAAATACCTCCTGAATTTTAAACTTTAATTTAATTGCCTGTGATAAGAGTGGACTCGAACCACCGACCTCACTTTTGTAGTGCGCTCTTTCTCCCAACTGAGCTACTTATCACTTTTCATGCATGACCTGTCGTGCTGCAGTCACAACAGGATTATGTGTTCTTTGATCAGCTCAATTCCCTACATTTTCTTTAAAGCTGAATGTTTGTCTCATTACAAAACATTTCAAAAACTATCTGTCTTTCCAGCGCCATCTGATTCTCACTACCAAATCAGCAACGGCTCTTTACTATTGAAAATTAGAGCTCTCAAAAGTCACTCCTTCGTCAGGAGAAGTGGAAACTCTGGGACTCGAACCCAGGACCGACCGGTTATGAGCCGGTTGCTCTAACCAACTGAGCTAAGTTTCCATGTAGTGGGTGTTATAATTACACCCACAATATAGAAATGTAACAATATCTGTAAAAAACTTGCTTATGCAATCGTGTCAGTTACACGAACGATCGTCATCACTCTCAAAAGCCCTCCCACATTATTTCTACCTCACTGACTCAATTACTTTTTTGCTTCATAACTAATCTACACATCTGCTTAACCAGATCATCCTCCAACTTCCCACTTACAACCTCATTAGCACAAAGCACATCTATATAAATGTTTTGTACATTCAAACCATTGCTACCAATGTACTGTGTTCCCTTTTTTGAACAGGTTCCAGTTATTAAACCATCCAAATTTTCACTTAAGTTTTATCTATGTTCGCCATGAACATAAGTAGGTATACCTTAGTTCTATCGGTTACCTCTTTGGCCTTCAGAGCTAACTTAGAACTACGGGGTAGATGGGATTCGAACCCATGAATGCAGCAGTCAAAGTGCTGTGCCTTACCGCTTGGCCACTACCCTCTATAGATACCTATGAAGGTATCTATATACAGATTATTTATACTGCATAATGCAATTCTCTACTTTTTGCTCTTACAAAAGTCATATATGCTGGCTTCATTGTTTTGATGATCTTTTTATCTTCTTCATCATTGTAGTAATTATCACTTTCTAATTTAATATCATTTCCAGATACATAAATGATGCCTTTTTTATGATCAAACTCACAATCAAGAACTTTACAAGAAGCATCTACATAGGTTCCTTTAAAGCAGAATTCTGGTTCAATCGTTGCGCTCTTATCAAAGAAATCAATAGTCAATTTTGTAGTTGCTTCAGAACCATCTTCAAGATGTAAAATGACTTCATATATAACACTATTCAGATTAATAATGTTCAAATCTTTGATTGCTATCTCAAAAGGCTCTCCAAAATTCAACTCGAATGCAATTGCTCTCAGGCAGTCATAGTTTAAATCTACTTTGTGAGCGAAAGAAATTACTTTTTCAATTTCACTGTAATACTGTTTATCTAACTTATCTTCTAAGTACTCTGTAATTTCAGCATCTGACGGATACTCAAATCTAAAATGATAGTGGAATCTTCCAGGTCTGTTTACTAAATAACTATTTAACGAGTTGAGGTCATTACAAGTAATCACAAACATTTTCTTCCCTTGAGACAATCCATCAAACAATGTAAGCATTTCTGTTTGAGGATCTGCCATGCCATCAGCAGCTTTAATACTGCCAAATGTTTTATCAAATTCATCAAACAGTATCATTACTTCCTGTTCAATTTCTTCTATGAAACTTGCAATTCCAGGAATATACGTGTCTACAATGATAACTGGTAAACCAACTTTTGTTGCTTCCACAGCCAATGTCTTTGCAAACAATGATTTGCCGATTCCTTTATTGCCTGACAGGATAACGCCAAGGTTCTTTTCTGCTTTTGGAAAAGCCTTAAGAACTTTTTCAACCTTACTCATATGTACTCCGTAGGTTTTTTCTTTGATTTCTATGTCTGCATATTTTTCTAAAAAGAAACCAGAATTCTTTTGAAACCTCACGACATAATTCTGAGCCGGAAGCTTGTCGAAAGTTTCTAATGAATCGTCGTAAGTTCTAAATGTGTTTCCTACCTTAATAATTCTCATTTTTTATTCTCCTGTTTTATATCATTGTTTATATCGAAAATCAATGCCCTTTAACATCTGCTTCATGTAATAACATCACATCTGAAAACATCTGTTTTCCAATTAAATACTTATCTTTATTCTTTGCCTTGTTTGATTGCGACCATGATAAATAGGGATGCATATGATAATAAATCAAATTTGCTGTATAAAAAGCATCATATATATCTTTTCCTGTAAGTGCACCGGAAAAATCAAAACATGTTAAACATTCATAAGCTCCAACACAATGATGTTGATAATAGTGACAGTAATCATCCTCTTCACCTTTTCCATTAATTCTTGATTTAGTGAAAAGCTTTCCAATATCATGGAGACAGGCCGCCACCCATAAATTTTTTTCTTCTCTAGGTACTCCTTCTGAAACCTTTTTCAGATGTTCATAAAGAGTAAGAGAATGATGTGGATTCTCTTGATCGAAGTCACGAGCCATATCTATTAATTCTTTTATATCTTTATGATCATCTTGTACAACTCTAATTTCATTGAACCCTTCATGGTACATTGGTGGAGAAAATACTTTCCTCATTCTTGTAATCACTTCGTCTGGAACTGAATTTTCCCTTTTTGAGTTATCCTTTAAACATTTTTCATACGTTTTCAAAAACATAATACATGTTTTATAAACATGTTTAGGAACTCCTTTTAAAAAATGCACTCTTCTTTTCTTTACCAAATTAGTAGCATCATAAATAACCGAATGCATTTTCAAATCTTCCAGTATTCTACGATGCAGTTCTTCAAATACTTTACTGTTGTCTGCGTCATCATAATTATCTCCATACATTTCTTCTCTGAGTTTATCAGAAGAGTGCACTATATAATCAGGATGAGTTTCTGAATACTCTTTAGCCCATGTACTTTTACCGGAAGCAGGTAAACCTACCAGCATAATTAATTCATTCATTATGTAATCTCCTCTATTTCTTTGCAAATCTTCTCTGCTATTTCTTTAGATATGTACTTCTGATTAAAAAACTCTTGTCCAATATCTGATCTAATTCGATATTTTTGATTATCTAAATTAGGCCTCCCTTCCCCGTTTACAATTTGAGGTAATGAAGCTGTCTGAAGATAATCTATATAATATAGATCTTCTTTTATACTTCTTCGTTTCTCTCTAATTGCTTTTTTTATTTTATAGGCCCAATATCCAGAAGTAACATTCAGTTTATTAAATTCTATATAGTGATCAAGATCCTGAGATATAAGCTCCAGTTCCTTTAGCTGTTTTTCTAAAGGTTTTCTATTACCTAATATTTCTTTAATAGGCAATATGCTGTCATCTATTTTCTTTTTATAATCACCAATCTCTACAAGAGATTTATTCTGCTGTACAAAACCAACTCTCTCATCAACTGATGTTACTTTCCAAGGGGCGTATATGCTTAAATTTTTAGGAATTGTTGATATCCTGTTTAAAGCTTTCGGTACATTGTCAAACTTCTGAGCAGATTTTAAATCCACCACATGAGGAGGACTTCCATGTTTAAACACCAAATAATTTCCAGGATATTTTTCACTTTCTAAAACATATCTCATTTTCCTCTTCCTTTTGTGATATATGTATTATAACATACTCCGTATTCTGTGTCAACAAGTTTTTTACAAACTTGTTTATTGCTTGAAACTGTTCTCCTTTCTCTTAACTTGCTCTAAGTATACCATAGTCATTCTACCTTGTCAACACTTTTTTTACAAACTTGTTTAAAAATTCTTTTTCTGAAATTATCGGGATACCAAGCTGCATAGCTTTCACATTCTTGCTACTCTTTGACAATGTATCATTATTAATAAGGTAGTTAGTTTTTTTAGTTACTGATCCTGTGACTTTACCTCCAAGAGACTCTATTTTCTCTACTAGAGCTGCTCTATTGGCAAACTCGGTGAGTGTCCCAGTAATACAGAATATTGCCCCATTCAAAACATCTTTTACCGTCTCCTGAGAAATTTCTTCAAACTGGAATTCCGCAGCAAGCTCAGTTATGTATCTTTGATTTTCTTCAAAATAATTTTTCAAAGAAGAAGTTTTCGCAAAACCAAAGTCTTCCAAACATGTAAAATCATACTGAGAATCCATATCTTTAATAAAGCTATCAAAAGCTGTTTTTAACCCTTTTTCTCTTGCTCTCTTCTCTTCAACAATGTTTAGCTGCTTACTAACACTTCGACCGATTAAAGGTATGGACAGCCCATAAAGGAATTTAGGCAGAGTTGTCTTGCGGCATTTTTCTATTGATTCCAGGATTTTATCAACCTTTTTTGCTCCTAGCCCTTGTAATGTCACTAACATTCCCCGGCAGTCTTTTAGATAAAATAAGTCTAAAGGCCCTTTAATAAATTCTTTCTCTATTAATAGACTCAGAGTAGATTTAGAAAGCCCTGTAATATCATGTGCTTCTTTGCTTACAAAAGTACATAATTCACCAAGAAGTTTCCCTTTACATTCAAGGTTCATGCACTGAAGCTCTTCTGTCTCATTTTCACCTGTAATTTTTACATGACCACCACAAATAGGGCACTTGTCAGGCACAGTAAACAATTTGTCACCGTTTCTGGTCAAATTCTCTGCGATCTGCGGAATGATCATGTTTGCCTTATATACCGTAATCGTATCTCCTACTGACAGTTCATAACTTTTGAAAATACTCACATTATGTAAGCTAGCTCTTTCAACAATAGTATCATCTATTTCAACCGGATCAAAAACTGCCACAGGTGTCAACTGTCCAGTCTTTCCCATGCTCCATTCCACATCTCTAATTACTGTTTCAAACTTATCATCTGCAAATTTATATGCCAATTGTGATCGAACATGATGTGATGTGTTTCCTAAGCTTTCACTATAATCAATATCATCATATGAAAATACGATTCCATCAATAGGAACATCTTTTTCTCTTGCGGTTTTTCTAAGTTCTTTAATATTCTCTTCAATATTATCAACTTTTACCCAAGGGACCACTTCAAATCCTAACAGATCTAATATCTGTAATCTTTTCATGAAACTATTTCCATCTATTCCACGAACGGCCTTCCAAGCAATGAACTTGATTTTTCTTTCTTTTGTAACGGAGTTATCAAGCTGTCTAACAGAGCCAGCAGTTAAATTTCTGATATTCTTAATACCATTATCTTTAATATATTTTTCTAATTCTTCACCAAAAAGTCCCTTTCTTTCTCCATCTTTTTTCAGATCAATATCTTTTAGCTCTTTAAGATAAGTATAATGATGGATTTCCATGACAGCTTCTCCATCAACTACTACTTCATCTTTATAAGGAATTTCCTTTGGAAGATTTACAAAACTGTTTGCTGTATGTAAAACATTCTCTCCGATGATTCCATTCCCTCTAGTTTCTGCAGCAACCAATTTACCATCTATATATTTTACTGAAATAGTAAGCCCATCCATTTTTAGCATGGCTAATCCTGGCAAACCATTCATAAAACTTTCAACTTCATTTATATCCTTTGTTTTGTCTAAGGACAACATTGGATGATCATGTTCGACTTTTTCTAACTCACTAACTGTTTCTGAGCCAACATTGATAGTGGGACTGTTGGCTAAAATAATACCTGTAACTTTCTCAAGTTCTTTAAGTCGATCATATTTTTTATCATATTCATAATCAGAAATTAGAGAAGTATCTTCCATATAATACGCATGAGCATATATATTTAATTCTTCCACTAATTCACGCATTTCTTTTAAAAGCACTCTTCTTCCTCCATTTTATACAATATAACATAATCTTTACCATGAACAAATTTTTCCCCTTCTCCAACTGGAACCTCTTCATAAAGCTTCGGCTCCAGTCTTATGTAGGAATCTCCGGTTTCTACTCTTACAACATCTCCCTCTTCATATATATTTTCAATTACAAAGTTCATCCACCCCATTTCCATGCCATTTATGTGACAAATTAATCCAATTCTCTCCTCAGTTCCAAAACATTCATAAAGTCTCTCTAACACTGCAATCCCTCCAATGTTCGAACGCTTGTTCGCTTATTATGTTTAAATATTACCACACACAGCAAATTAAGTCAATCTATGTGTGGTATTATCTATTATAAATAACTATAAAATTTATTTTTAAGAGTTCCTTTGCCATAAGAACTTATATTATAATTTGAACTAACCATTTCAACATACTGGCTTTCAAAGATATCTTCCTTAGAAACATTATATTTCTTCATTATTTCTCTAAACTGCTCTACAATTCCGGCTGTATAGAGTCGAGGAATAGTCAGATACGGAATATTAAGCTCTTTTCTAAGCGCAATTAACCTATTTGTCAGTCTTAGATTTAAAGCTTCTAATGAATCACTACGTGTATTATTCCTGGAGTTAACAATATTCCCCTTCATACTTAATAAAGAAGCAGTTCCAGTAAAAGATATATACTCCTCCTCTTGTGAACTAACTTTAGCCAAGTCTACCAGCGTCTCTGACAAAGTTTTTTCCTCTCCGTTTTCGAAAGTAAGGATATTACCATTCAACTTACTTATTTTAGCTCTTAAAAGCTCACCGGGGGCTTCTGTTCTTACTCCTTCAAACAAAGCCAGAATTAAAAATTTATCAGAATAGTTTCTAATTTTAGAAATATCCTTTAAAACCTGTTCTCTGCTGGGACACACCGCTCTCTCCTTATTAAGATATTTCTGTAGACTTTCAATTTCCATATTTATTTCATCATAGTGATTTATGTTGTCTATAGATATGTTGCAGGAACAACACCAGTCAGCATATTTCCGTAAAACACTTATATTTTTCCTTAAGGCATTTATTGATGAGGCTGCAAATGTAGACAACAATTTATCTATTTCAGAAAAAGTAAAATCACATAAGTCCTTGTTAAGTAAGTCCTCATAGTCTTCCGTTTTGTTAAAAAGAGCTTTCGCACTTTGTGGAGTTTGTCCGAGATCTTCTACTACATGTCGCAGATATTCTTTCTTCCGTTCTTCATTATACATAATCACACCTCCTCAAATAAAGCTTTTATTTTATTTACTTTCATGTTTGTAACACTATTAATAATCGGCACATCTTTTCCTAATGCACTTTCTATTTTTTCTGCACATTCATATGCATCCTTTGAGATAGATGAACCATATAACACTACTGGCATAGTGGTGTCATCAAATACAACATCTGGATTATTCTCTTGAACTATCTTCAAAATATTTATGATAAATACCGCAGTTTTGATACACTGACTCCGGTTCATATTTTTAGTTTTAAGAATAAACTCCAATAATGAAAACAAAGTAGCTCTGTCTATTTCTCCTCTATGTGCTCTTTCAATTTTACCTCTTACTGGACTATCCAATGTGTTGTTTAGTTTGTCAATAATTATATTAGTAGGAGACGACTTATCCATAGAAGCTAAGTAACTTTTAGAAATCTTATTTCTCTTATCTTCCTGCTCAATATACTGACATGCTTTGTCTTCTGTAAAATTCATGATATTCAGAATAAAATTAAACTGAAAATCAGGATTCTTAATTTTCGTGTTTATTGCAGCTCTAAACCGGTGAAAACCATCAATGATATCAAATTTACCAGAATTAAGTATCAATTCTGATCCAACAATATCAAAATCTACCTCTGGATCATCAACATTGAGATTAAGAGTTAAAGCATTAGGTACAAATTCTCCCTTGCTCATTAAACCTTCAATAGCTTTTACTGATGAAGAAACTATATCAATTGTATATGATACATCTTGTCCTCTACGTCTCTGTTTAAGTTGACGCTGAGTCCTTGGATTGTATATTATAAGCTGGTTATCATAAAACTCTTTTAGTAAATCAATACTTATTTTTGTCACCCATTGATCTTCAGCTATCTCTATCACTGGACTTATTCTTATTGGATAAATATTTGTTTTTAAATAATCTGCCTTTAGGCTCGAAAATCTTACTATTTCCTTATCAGAAAAATATGTTTTCATTTCCATATTTGTCCTAAAAACATTATTAAACGCATCAATAAGCCAATACATTTCATTGTCTGGAATTTCATCTTTGCTTTTTGCTCCAATGATATACTGCATATATTCAATATCTGAGTATTCATATTTTTTCATAAGAAATTTTTGTACTTCTCTCTTGTAATATGAATTTTTCTGGATTTGAGAAAAATACTTATCCAGTATCTCATACAGGTTTTCACTTCTTAACATTTTGCAACCTCCTTTCTTGTATTATATCATTGTTTAGAACTTATTTCAATAAACTATTTACATATTTAGCAGCTTCAGCATTAATGGGCTTTCGAACGATGTATCTTTGTGTCGTGTCAGGTCGAGAATGATTCATTAATTGCTGTACATATGCAATGTCTCCTGTCTGATCATATAATAATGTAGCAAAAGTACTTCTAAATTTATGAGGAGTAATATGTTTTTCAAAATCTGCGGTATATGCCTTAACTAAATCTCTCACTGATTTGTCAGTGATTCTTGTTCGTCTGTTAGAAATAAAAAGAGCATTACAATCTCTTTTGTTCAAAAGTTCTGCACGTTTTATTACCCAATTTCTTAAAATATCCATACTATCATCATCAAGTTCACATTCATAAGTGTTTCTGCGCTTATCAGTAACCCTAATAATCTTCTGATCCCAGAATATATCTTCCATATTAAGTTCTGTAAGCGCAGTAACACGAATACCAGTTACCATAAGAAGAGTAAATATAGCAAGGTTTCTTTCCTTCCATGCTTCTCTTCTTGCGTTGGCCCTTTTTGTACCAATAGAATTATCATTTATTCTTTCAACAACTTTTTTCAACTCTGCGGCTGTCATTGCAACCTGTTTAAGCGGATCTTTTACAGAAACTCTTTTTATGCCACAATCAAAAGGGTTCTCTGAAATCATTTTTCTGCTTAACAAATAATCAGCAAATGATTTTAATGCCGTATAAGTAGTTGCTTTAGCACTATCTGAACTATATCCTCCATCTCTTCCTCTTAAGCAAGAGAGATAAGAGTTTACATTGTCAATAGTCATTGCTCCATTACAATCTTCTATTGACTCTATAAACCCGTTTTCTTTCAAATAGTTCATAAACCTAACAGCCGTCATAGTATAATTTTGCGCAGTAAGATATTCGCATGAATTGAATAGACCATTATAATAACCAGTGAAATATTGTGGCTTATCCCTAAGCAATGCTCTCATCTTGCTTTCTGATTTATATTTATGTTCTTCTCTTCCTTTCATGCAATTCACCTCACCATCTAAATTTGTGGTCTAATCCACTTCCACTAATTCCATGTTTATTTCTTTGTTCAAGGATTTCTTTTCTTACTTTTTCATGCTTTGAATGAAAATAAGCTGCTGCTACCGCCCACATTGTTATCAGTAGACTCAAACCAGAAAGTCCAGCCATTAACAGTACAAATGATATTATTCCTAATATAACTATAGTCTTTGCATCAGACTCGTCCCAAACATCTACATGCTTTGCTGCCTTAGAATCAGGATCGCTTGTTTCCCCCCATGTCCATGGATTCGGCAAAGGTATTGGCTCATAGTCATCTCTCACTACAGCAATAGGGAATGGATAAGCTTCTTCCATTTCAAAATCTAATGAGTCTACTTCTACTCGGACAGTACAATTGGGATGATAGTTCCAAACCTTATTCCCGGTTCTTACTACTTGAAAAGTTCCTTGCTGACCGGGCCTCAGTGCTTTTTCTGTCAGCTCAACTTCTTCATGTATAGGATATAGATTGAACCCGTATTTTTCATCCCAATTGTTTTTATTGTCTTCAGTAACTTTGAGCAATAATAAACCTGTATTTTGCTTTGCGTCTGTCATTTGTACCGGAGGCCATTTAGCATATTCATGCGCACTTTCATAAATTTCTTCCAATGTTTTGCCAGGTACTCTATATGTCCAACCTGGCTTCATATCTCTTACTTTAACTTTCTTTCCCAAATTCACCTTACCTTTCCTTGATACAAAAAGATGGCTATTTACAGTTTATAGTATTTATGTAGTTTTTTCAATAGGTCTCCATCCTACAACACACTTATCTGTCCAATTCCTCCATTCATAATTTCCATATTTTCCTTTAACCATCATATCTCTTTTGATGCTGCCATCAGTCATAAGAATTTCTACTTCCTTATACAGTTCAGGAAAGTCTCCCCATTCTGTGTGCCAACTCATATTTTCACCTTCTCTACCTTTCAATTCTATTTAGCATTTATTTCTTATAGGGCTCACTGTTATATTTCCATGCTGTTATTTCTACTCTAACTTCATCGTCGGTTAACGACCAATACCAATCTCCATCATTTCTATACGCAAATGCATCACAATAAGGCTCATGATCGTTGTATCCAATATATGTTACTTGTACATCTTCCATATCATCTGGTAATAAACCAGTACTAATGGGAGTCCAACTATTATTTTTCATATTATTCTCCTATGTAACTAACCCAAATTCTTTAATAAGTCTCTGCACAACCATCCGGTTACATTTCTTATAAGCAATAGACAATGTTTTCTTTACACCTTCTTTCTTATAAATCGAATGTCCTCCAGTACAATGGTCTAGTTCCCAGCCATTCTTTAGAATGATTCTCTCAACTTCTCTTCTGTTATAAGTTTTCATATTTCACCTTCTTTCATCTAATTATCCATTCAATGATAGCTCTTACTATAATTCCTATTAAAAAATACTGCAATTTTATCCCCTTGTTTTTATTTGTATTATAAGAAATATCCAACTGTTTTATCTTTTGGCTTTCCCCAAATAGATTCATACAGATACTCTACCGTACTAGGTGCAATTCCATGACAGTTACATAAATTTTTAAATATTTCGTGTTTAGGGCTGGCGTCAATATCTTTGATTGCTTCTTCTAACGAAGTCTCAACATGGCTGAGGCTGCAACTATACATCGGAAGTGGCTCATACATACTCTTCAATTCTTTATAAACTTCATCACTATACTTATGAGCATTATTATTTGATTCCTCTGATGTTAATATTGTTGTTCCGGCTTCTTTTGATTCAGCTTCTTTATTTTCAAGTTTATCTACCTTGAATTGAATAATATTGTTCATATGCCACTGATAATCATCATCAATACATGAATCAAATGAATTAACTTCGAATATATCATCATTAGTTATATCAATGTCATAATCATTAGCCATTTTAGCTGTAGAATCTAACATATGATTTTTACATTCTTCCAAAGTGCCAATCTTCTCTACATAGAATCCAACACCATCGTAAGCATGATGATAGATGCAAAGGTAATCTCCATCTTTTATTTCAATTTCATGAATAGTATTAACATAAAATTCTCCATCTCCGTATGAATAATCAATTCGCATGATCTGGTCGTCGGATCCGTCTACATTTTTATATTCAAGCTCACTTATTACTTCTTCTCGGCTTTCCTCTGTAATACTGACTAAGTTGTCTATAACCCATTTATGAGCCGCAAAAGCAGTTTTGAAAAAGTAAAAATATGGTTCTCTATAATGTTCACTATCCAATGTACATAGTAAATATATCTTCATTTTTCACCTCCACTGTTTCTTTCTTTTACTCTGCATCTTCCAACCTGACACTTTTGATCCTCTTACATGATCCCATGAATCTGTTTTTCTTTTTGGCTTTATAGGTTTGAGAGTAATACCATATTCATATTTAATCTCTTTTATTTCTTCTGGTGTAATACTTTTACGCTGATCCGGCTCTGTTGAAGCCCGATGAATATTCCATCCATGATGTTTATGATATGTACGATAATATTTCTTCTTATATTTCTTAGTAAGCTGATGAAAATCCCGTACATTACCATGATCGTCTATAATCAAATATCTGTGATATTCGTGAGTGCAAATCATAAAATCCCAATTATTATCTATTTTTAAATATTCATCATCAAAATAGTTAAATGAATGGTAAAAATTAATACTTCTCATACTGTATGGGAACTTTAGCTTAAAGTATGTATACAGTTCTTTAGTCCCTTCTACACATCCTACATATTCCCATGGGAGCCATTTGTATACGATCCATTTAAAATGACCTTCTGCGCATTTTGTACGCTGCATATAAATACGGTATTCTCTCATATCTACTCTCCTATTAACCTCTCTCAAGAAGAGAGAGGTTTCCTTTTATATAGCGCAAAGAAATCTATGAGTATCTTTTTCATACTTATATATTTTCCTTGTGAGGAAATCTTCTTTAGGTGTCGCTTCTTCCAACGTATCCTGTAAGATTATTGATAAGTCTACCGCATCAACAGCATCTGCTTTATGTACCATTACCTCATGTACACTGGTAAACACTAAATACAAATCTGAATCCAGTACATCAGCAAAGCGTTCAGCCACACCGGGATAAAATATAGCTACCGCACCGTTTGTTTTCTTTGCTGTAGTTAGACAATTTCCAATAAGATCTTGGCTAATTGCTTCTTCTGTACCAGGACTCATAAACTCTTCTCCTTCATATTCCGGATTAAAGAGCATCTGATCCCATCTGTAAATTCTCGGTGGATACATACGTTCTGTGTTTCTTAATGCTTCTTCCAGAATATTGTCTTCACTTAAGGTCAAACCATCTTCCTTCCATTTCTCTACTACAGATTTAAAAATCTTAGTGCTCATAATGTTTCCATCACATTCAGACACCTTCATATATAATACCTGAGCAATATCACCTATTCTTTTATAAACAGCATTACTCAATTCTTTAGAATTATCATCATAATTAAGCAGCCTTATAAAAAGAGAGCCTTTAACAGTTTCATAGTTCCAAATTTTCTTTGTTTTTTCATAAGAATTTTGTCCTTGTAACTGTCTAATGTCTCTTACAGTACTATCAAGAATAGTGTCAAATGATGCTCCATTTAAGAATTCTCTAAAAAGCTCTTTTGTATGTATTCCACAGATCTCATAGGCATCATCATGCTCTGCAAACTTCACCAGCAGTCTGTCTCCTGTCGGAGAAAATCTATCTCCATCTTTTGAAAATTCTATATTCTCAATAGGAATATTGATAGCTGCACTTATTTTATTTTTAAGTTCTTCCACAAACATTTCATAGTTCATCATAACTAATCCCTCTCTTTCTTAACCCATATGGTTACATGAATATTCCGACATTTCGCTTAACTTTTTAACTATAAAATCTGGTATATAGCCACATTCTGAACAAATACAAATCTTTCCTAAGATATACAAACATGCTTGATCTCTTGGAATTTCTTTTCCCATAAACTGTTGTTTAGTTTCTTGGCATTCCTCTTTATAACAGTATTCATTATCTGGACAGCTATCGCAGTCATACTTTATATTTTCAATCCAAGGAAAATACCAAGCTAAGATATCAGATTCAATTCCATTGCCGCTGTCTCCTGAGCACTCTCTCATTTGTGTGCTGAAATCAAGAGGGATATACGGATCATTGCAGGAAAAGTCTCTTATATAAAAAGGTGCATGAACTCCAATTTCCATTCTAGGAATCCAAAAATTGACATAGTCTTTGTATGTTTCACAGTTGGTCCAATCAATTACTTCTGGTAATTCTTCATAATGATCAAGGCCAAACATCAATCTCAACTGAGTATCAGCAATTTTTGTACAATCCCATGATTTCTTCGAGTGTAAATATTTGCTTCTTTTTTCAGTGACAACTTCAAATACATCAGGATAATACGTTTCTACATAACTATACATTTCAGAACAAGATTTATAATATTGTTTATAAAGTTCTTTTATTTCTTGATATACTGAATCAATAGTTACTGTATTGTCGTTTGCTTTGCCAATAATAAAACTTGAAGAACTACTATTAGTTACAAATCCGTTACGAATCTTCAATGGTATCGCCCCTTCCTATATCATATGCTCTTTTACAATACTTCCAATCATTACACAACGATCCATCCATTTTCTTATAGCAACCTTTACACAAGTATTCTCTGCTTTCTATGATTTTATTAAACTGCTCATAGTTTGCGTAGAATTCTTTCCGGTAGGTTCCATCTTCATCTTCAATAGTGCCCATATAACCACCATCTGCTTCATCAAGAATGTCCGAATTAAAATATGGATACAGAAAGTCATAAATATCTTGCCCTAAGTCATCACCTAGGTACATGTATCCTTTCATACAGAAGCTGGCAGTCAAGAACCACACTCCTTCTGAAAATTCTAATGTGTAAGTCGGATATAAAGCTCTATAATGATTCATCCATTTAGACTCTTTTAATTCTCTATGCTGTAACAGTGGTTTTATATCTCTATCACAGCTCCGCTCGCTTGCAAGCACTGATAAATCATGTAACAGTTCATCTGGAAGATTTCTTTTCAATCCGAAAATTAATTTTCCTTCATAGTAATTTCCCATTTTCTCCACACCCTTTCTAATAGCTACATTTTTAATGATGACTAATAACAGCAAGACAACAATTCATATTCGGTGCAATGTAATGTTCTAAGTTTGAGTATCTAAAACCATCATTATCCGAATAGTCAATTTCTACAAATACAGAGTAACCTTTCATATCTTCCTCTAGCTCAGACACCCTATCTGTTATTGCTCTATTGAGCTCATCCTGAAACTCTTTTGTTTTTCGAATTTCAAACCTCTTACCATAAGGTACATCAAGCCTATTTTCTAGTTCCCAAAGAGTATCATAATAAATTTCTTCTGAGTATTCCTCCAGAATTTCATTTTTAGTCAGTCTTATACCTCTTGTTACATCTTCCAGGACTTCATCAAAATATTCTTTGAGATCCTCTGCTTCCAGTTCTTTTTTGATATTCTCTTCGCTTGTAAAACCAAGAATGAAACTACTACTGCTGCTATTAGTTACGAATCCTTTTCTAATCTTCATGACAATTCCTCCCATTCAATATTGTCTCTATCCACACCAATTAATCGCAAAAACTTCAACATGTCACCATTGTTCATGCATGTGAAGCCATTAATATTAAAATTTGTTTCATCAATATCCCACAAATCGTCGAAATCATTCATTCCAACTTTTTTTGCAGCTTCAAAGTAATTTTTAATCTTCTCAATCTGTTCATCTGTTAAATCACTTTTAGCAATAGTAAAACTGGATGAGGAACTATTAGTTACAAAACCTATTCTTAACTTCATACGTCCTCCTCTATAATTCTGTAATTGTGTTCTTGTGCATAAGTTTTTGTATGAGCATTACATGTAGCACAAACATAGACTTCTTTATTCATTCCATTAAAGTTTATCTGGCTTAAATCTCGTGCTTTTGCTTCGGCTTCAAAATTATTCTGTGCTTTTATGGCTACATATTCTTTGATATAAGTATCTATACACACCAGATAGAACTCTTTAGGCTCTTCTGAAACCTCTTCATACATAGCACTAAGGTCATCAGTGTCAAAATCTATTGTTTTACTCTCTGGATCACAGTGAATATAACCTTTCTTTTTCCCCGTGAAATAGACAATACCATCCTGAGGCAACCGCTGCAGAGCTTCAATCATCTCTGCAACAGTTGTTCCTTCACACCTCACTCTCTTGTTAATGTCTAACATAAGACTCCTCCTTATTCCGTCACTTTAATGACGTAGATTTTATTTCCACGTTTAGCGTATTTAATAACTTCTTTTTCGCCTTCTTCATTGAGTCTCTTGCAACAATTCATTACTGCAGAAGCTCTTCTTTTAGCTTCAGCCTCATCATCGTACTCAAAGCACATGTTGGCTCTACTTGTTTTCATAAACTCAACAATAGCTCTTCCCTCTTCTGAAGTAACGAGACCTCTTCTATTTGCTCCTAACTCCTCAACCTGTACATCATAGCTCATTTTCATAATTTTAGTTCTCCTTTTCTTGTTTATTTAAAATTAATAATTTTAACGAATTCAGCGGCACCATAAAACATCTATTGACAGGATTAACATTCTCCATTACTGGATAGTAGACATTCACCCAATCATTTATTTGTTTTTCTCCAGTTAATGTAAAAATTCTATTTTCCCATCCTGGAGTAAAAGTGTTTTTCATAATAACTTGCAAACCTTTTTTATTCGGAATCATATTATAAACCCGTTTGCTTTCCAACAAAGTTAATTGGTTTACCAGTAACCTTGTTAATGCCATGTCCTACTACTTCTAAAACATAATCTTCCCAGTAGTCACCTTTCTTCCAGTAATCGGTATCTTCTTCATAATAACCATCAATGTGTTTAACAACAAATGTCACAGTTCCCTTGAAGTCTTTAATCCAAGTAGCCATCCATTTATTTTTTAAATGATAATCAAATTCCGGATTATATTTCAAAACTTCATCTAATAAAAACACTGACACTAAACCAGCATCTGCGCAAAACTCACCAATAGCTTCTTTTGTATCACTGTCAAAAGTAGTACAACTCCAATCTCCATAGAGAGTATCTCTTGTCATATAGTGAGTTATTCCAAGTGCTTCCATATTCTCTCCGTAGGCACATGTTGCCCAATCATCATCTTCTTTCATGATATAACAAGGATCTGTGATAATAATATCTCCATCAAATTCCATTGGCTCTCCATCTAAATATGCATCAATCCAATTTTTCTTGGTGTATTTATAAAACAGCTCTTCAATTCCTGTAAGTTCTGATAATTCTTTATATTCTTCATAAGTTTTTGTAGAATCATCCACATATTTCATAATAAGTACCATGTCTAATTCATGTATTGTAGTAGTATAACAAGGAGATTCGAGACAATCCATGATTTTCTCAAATTCCTTATCATCCAAATGCAGCTTATTCCTAAGTATTTTTTCAATCTCAGGACGAACACTTTCACATTCTTTTGTTTTCTGTTCTAACCAAGCTTTATCCATTCTTCTTTCCTCCTTCAATTTGGTTCATCATAGCTGAGTCCTGCACTTTCCACATATTCATTTAATGCTAAAAACATATCTTCTTCCAACTCTTCTTTCCATCTGTTACTCCACCAATCCACATCTGCTCCAGTCCCAATATATTCAATGGGCTCCCAATCATTCTCCGTTTTTAAACAAGTAAAATATTCAATAGTCGGTTTATATGTTGGTATTTCGTTAAACATTCCGAGAACAGAAATGTTTACTTCAATATCAACATACCCTATTTCTAACACAGCTTTCCCTATAAGAGGACCATTATCGAGATTAATTTCTAAATGTTCTTCTCTTATATCTCTTATTAAAAGCTGGATTCCGGTGAGTCTAAAACGATAATCCGGACGCTGTTTAGCTTCTTCAAATGTCATATTAACACCTCGAATATAATTCAATTTCTATATGAATATACTTACCCATGTTTCCTTCTAAGATTTTTAACAGATCATGACCACCACATTTGAATTCTTCTTCAGTCCAAAGATATCCAGTATAATCACTATACCTATGATAATATTCAGACTCAGTGATTCCTTCCATTGATACAATCTTTGTCTCATCAATGTGATCCATATCAATAGGTGTATCTCCTGTAAGCATTTGAATACTTGCATATCTGTCAAGCCACCCGCATCGACTTTCCATTTCTTTTGAAAAAGCAAATCCATTATTAGATACAACAATTTCTTCACCAGAAAATCTTTTTACTTTCTGAATATTTTGTATTCCAATAATGCTATCAGCAACATCTCCTGTGTTTACCCACCCTACTTTTCCATTGAGAATAATAGTGTCCTCTAATTTATACCCTTCTTTCATGTCTATAATTCTCCTTTCTTTTCTCTATAGTATTCCTCAAATTGTGTTCTCCATATATAATAGAGTAATACTTCAAAGCTTCTGATAATGGTATCGGATTCCCATCTAAAGAATACCCATAACCATGGCCACATTTATGCTTGGAATTTATGAAACTTATTGGACAATTAGTGCATAAATGTCCAGAACAGATTTCCCTTAACTTGAAATATATTTCATATCTATCCATGTCTTCTCCTATAGATCAATGTGCTTAAAGGAAGTTCTAACATCTGACTATTCCAACAATATCTTGCTTCTTTTATTTGATAAAACTTATCTTCATTCTTATAGAATGTATCTTGTATCGTAATTTTTTGATCACACAATTTTTTCATTTGCTTATTAAAACCGCAGATGACATTCGGCATTCCACTAGAGTTATCAGAACCATATTCTTCCATTAAACGAGCAAATGATTTTACTTTATATTGCCCGCCAAGTTTAAGAAATTTAAGTTTATCTGTATTCATTATTCATCCTCTCATATAGCTTTCTAAACTTTACAAAATCTTCTTGTTTACCTCCATTGTCAGGATGAGCTTTAACCATTGCGTAATGAACAGCTTCTTTTATGTCTGATGTAGTAGGCTTTAATGCATCAGGTTTCATTAGTAACTTTACATAATCTCGGTATACGCTAGAATAACTCAAGCGTTGGGTCTCGTTCTTTATTTTTAGTTCTTCTACTTCCATTTTCAAATTTATATTTTTGCTTATGCAAGCGAATAAAATTATCAATGTCACTATTAATACAGCACTTAGCCCAATTGTTAGCATAAATCTTTCTCCTCTTTTGTGCACAAGACAATTTCTCTTCTGATCGGGCATCCACCTAAGCAATCACACTGACGACTACAACCTCTACAAGAATTCCTGAAATGGCTTCTGAAATCATCGAACACATCTGAATCCCATGCTTCCTGAATAGTGTGTTCATTAAGATCAACTGCCCACTTAAGTTCCTGATTGTCAAAGCTGCATGGCAGCATCTTCATATCAGAGGTAATATACCCAGAAAATCTTGCTCCTTCACACGGTTCCAGAGTAGAATTTAAAATCTCTTCTGTAAAATTCAACAGTCCAGGCACAGAACATGAATCAAATCCAATCTGAAATTTATAATCATGTTTATCAATCAAAGAGAAAAATTCTTTGACTCTTTCATCATCAGGAGACAATACATTTGCCTGAGTTCCTAAACCTACTGGCTTATGCAACAAGAAAATTACTGCATTGATACCATCAGGAAAATCTTCCTGCTGCAAATGTTCAATAGCTTCATCAATAGAATTCCGTCCAAGGACATAATGAATATTGGTAGTGACTCCTGCAGACACTAACATATCAATCGCTTTCCCTGTATATTCACTTCTGTACCAAGATATAGCTACAGCTCCGCAATATTCTTTACATAAGGAAACAATTTTTTCATTGAATCCTAAACCAGAACTTGTAAAGTTTGGCACAATCCCTTGTGAACAACAATACTTAAGGATTTCTTCAAAATTTTCATGCTGGTCTACATCTCCTCTGCCACCAAGAGCAAACTGAAATGTTTTCCCTTTACATTCATCTACTATTCTCTTGAAATTCTCAAGGGACATGTTAGGCTCCTGTGTGTGTAATCCATTCTGATAACACTGAACCCCTGACTGAATACACAAACCAGATGCCCCATGGACGCAATGTCCCATAACACCAATATCTAACAAAGCAGGAAAATTTCTCATAAATGGTTCCTTTCCTGTTGTTAAATCATCAGACCGGATATAGAATCCTGTCTCCGGATTAAATGTTTCTACAAAGTTGTTTTTCTTATCATAGTATCTATACATTTTTTCTTCTCTCCTTAATCATAGTTTCTAATTTCCCAGCGATTGGAATAAGCATCACTTCATCCCAACAGAAATAAAGCAGTTCTCTATTTTCATCTTCGTCTCCCGTAATAGTTTCTAAATCATATATGTTATTAACGGGATCATATATTGCTTTAATTCTGTACTCTTTCCCACAAAAATATCGCATATCTGGAATAAAACTTGATGGCGTGTCTATAGTTCCATCTGTAACTCCGTACTCCTGTGCCATCTGCCCCCAAGATTTAACTCTTACTTTCTGTCCTACTTTATACATTCCTGTCTCCTTGTGATTAACATTGATAAGTCTCCTTTTTCAAACATCTCACTTGTAAAAGTCCATGTATCTGCAGTATTCAAATAATAATAGATATCATCAAATTTCTGTATAGCACGTATCCGCAACTTTTGGCCACAATATTTTTTTCATTTCTCTTACAAAACCGCAATTGTTACATCGAATAGCACCATAATAATTAACACCAAATTCTTTAACCATATCATCCCATTGACGAATCTGAACTATGTCTCCTACTTTGTATCGCTTCATATAAATCTCCTAATGGTGTGATCATGTCTGTAGACCACATATATCTACCGTTATCTTCTTCGATTCTAAAAACATTGTCGTATATAAAATATGAAACAGTTATAGTAGTTCCACAAAATCTACACATGTCTTTAACAAAAAATGCCAAACATGGTATATATATTTCATCCCCAGTTTGAGCAATTCCAAATTCTCTTTTCATATCATCCCAAGAACGAACTTTATACTTTTGTCCTACTTTCATTTCTCACCTCAATCATTTTTCGCAAACCAGATGTGAACAACATATTTTCAGTAAACAAAAATTGTTGTGAAATTTTCATATCTATCCCTTGATAAACTCCTTCATGATAAGGATACTTTCCAATTATACATATCTTGTCCCCACATAAAATCTTCATCCTAGATAAAAATAGTATTTCTCCGAAATCTAAAGCTCCTGGATAATCACCATTGGAAGCTTTTTTAAGCTCCTCCCAAGTTTTTAAATAATATGTTTTCCCTATTTTTAGCATAGTCTTTACCCAACCATCATGACATCAACTGCATTCTTAAATTTTCTCAGCATTTCTGGATTGGAAGAAATGATTTTCTTTCTTCTTGCTCCTACTTTGCCATGTTTGTTAATATAACGAACTTCTAAATTATGCCAATTGATCGGACTCATTTCTCCCATTTTTTTGTATACTTTTCTATATGTAACCATTCCTCCGTTGCTCTTATCTCCATATTTTTCTACGAGAGGAGCAATAATAGAATCTGTTGCATCCTGATTACAGATTGATTTATATTTTTCATAGAGATCTCCTAACGCAGCACTGAAGATAGATCTCAAAGTATCATTGGCATAGACAACATCATAAGTACTAAATTTACTTACTGGATTACATTTTTCTTTGTAGTCTTTCACTTCCTGATCCCAACAGATACCATAGTTTTTATTCATATACTTATATACAGTTTTCATTACAGAGCCACGATCAGAGAACTTGTCACAAGTGGTAAGAGCATCAATCATCTGGTACATATCATTTTTCCATTTTTTACCTGGATCCTCTACTTTCTTTACTGGAAGAGGTGTCGTAACAGCTTTCTCTTGAACCATCATAGAAGCTAAACGCCCCATATCTTCAAAGATTTTATCTACTTTTCTTTCTAGTACTTCAATTTTGTCATTAAAATCCGGAAGCTGTAACTGAATAACATTTGGATTATTAACTTTTTTCTCAAGGAAAGCTGCTGCCAATACATCTTTTGCCTTGAGCTGATATGCTACAAGTTTTTCTGCTATTCCCGGCATTTCCTTTCTCATAGTTGGAGTAATTGAGATTTTAGCCAACCATAATGGCAGATAGTCTAACTGTAAGCACATAACATTCTGATTCCCGCCATTGGTAAGGAGGGTAAAATTTTGTACCCCCTTTGAAATTACTGAATCCGTCTGCATTTTTCTTCTTTCATATTTAATCCGG